GTGTAATCGATAAAATCCCCAGTAAAATGCTTGTATGAAGGCTTGTAAGCCATTAGCGCATTAGAAAGCCAGCGTTTAAATTCAGGTAGTGAATCAGTCATTAGCATATCCCCTTGAGGCAGTCGTTAAATTCCATAGTTGAAGCCATGCAATACAGTGAGAATAAAACCACAGCGGCAATAATGCCCATGCGGTTGTCTTTTTTGACTTCAGCAGCTTGGTCGATTTGGTTTAGCTGGCTGTAACTAAGTGAATGTTTCATATTGTTCCCTTGTTTCATTGAATGAGGTGTAACTATGGGGCTTTATCTTGACAATGTAAAGCGTTCTGATACAAATAAATCAATTAATTGTAAGAAACCGGCTCATAGCTCTCACTGGCAAGCATTTTTTTATGCTCTTCCCTGTAATGCTTGGCAATCTCAGCCCTCAATAGCTTGTTTGTCTTCATCAAAACCTGCCATTTCTCCCGCAGTATATCTAGATGTCCCTGGCCTTTGTATTGCTCCAGCCAGGCAGTGAAGTCTAAAGGGTTGGCAGTGAAGGTCAGATGACAGTAGTGGCAAAGGCATACAGCGTTCATCATTGACCATCTAACGGACTTTGCAGCCCTGCCGAATATATGGGCGCATTCCATCCTTCCTTCTTGCTTGTGGCAATGCTCGCACTCAAAGCCAGCATTCTGCCTTACAACGTCACTAAACCACTTGTCTGCTGCATCGCGTTTAATAGCCATCTTCACATTCCTGCGAATCAATCAGGCGATTCAAATACCATTGAGCTTTTTTCAGGTCTTCTGCTGGCTTTCCCTTCATCTCATAGCGCCACAGGTATTTCTGTATATTGCCTTTAAGATACCCTTTAAATGCAATTTCGGACATGGATTCCTGAATTGCATCAATGCACTCAATACCACCGCTGGCGTAATGACTAGGGTTATTAACTACGTCTTCTTCTGCCCAGTTACTGTGACATTCAGCCATAGCGTTATCAATGCTATTCTCTACTGCCGGTATTTCTTTTCTCAATCGCTCCCAATCGCTTACATCTGGATCAACCATTATTCTTCCCCTATTAATTCTTCGTTAAATTCAATTTCTGAAGGTATAAGATCCATGCAGCTAGTGCATACACCGTAAGCAGCATCATCGTCACCAAGCCAAAACTCAAGAACACTCGCGCAATCATCACAAAATTTGCGGTGCAGTTGCATAGTTTTCGGTGGAAAGTTAATAACATCACCCATCTTAACCCTCTACCTTAATCTTCACTCGTGAGTCTTCACCATGATCTTTGTGGTAAACCACAGCAGTCATAGAACGCTCTGAACCGTATCCTGAATCTGAATGCCATTGATCTGTGGCAGTTAGGCTACCCCAATGCTCAAAGTGCATAGAGCCGACCTCTCTGGCCGTGTGATGATGAATATGCCCAAGGTGACAGTATCTGTTCTTGGACTGGCTCCATTGATCATCAAGGTTCTTAATAACTACCTGCAAGATCTGCTCGTGCTTCATTCGGTCGCCGTGATGAAATACGAACAGGTTGTTGTGCCACTGGTAGTGAATGAACTTGGAATAGTTTTGTAGGACGTTGACGCGCTTCTCTGTGCTGTAAAGCAGCTCAAGGCAACTCGACAAATGGCAAGCCATATCTGAATCATGGTTGCCCCTGACGTTAATTACTACAACCTCTCTGTGCGTCTCTAGCATCTTATCAATAAGAACCTGAAACAATCGGCCAGCTAGCTTAAAGGTCTTTCCGATACGGGTATCAACATCAACCGGGGTGCCTTTAGTAGTAGTGTTGGCGCTGCTGTCAGCGTGAAAAAAATCACCTACGTTCAGCAATACTCCTACTTCCGCATTTCCTACCCTGTTGGCTAGTCGGTCAGTTGATTCAACTAGTATTTTGGTCGCTATCTTAACGTCCCAATCATCGTCATCAACTTTAGTTTCGCTGTCGGCAAGCATTCCGTAATGATGGTCGCCAATCATGTACATGGCTAGATAGTCTGCGTTGTTCTTCTTGGGGGCTTTTACTGGCTTCTTAAACTCGCTAAGGTCGTCTTTCATGCCCTCAAGCATAGCGTCCAGCTTCTGCTTCATGCTGCGCTTTTCAGGCTCTTGGATCACCCACTGTAATGCTACAGTCCCATCTTCTTTGTAAGCAGTAGAAACCCGCTTGGCTTCAAAGCCTTCCATTGTTTCACGGTCTACACTCTTATGGGGCGCTACCGCCTTACTTGCCGCCTTACCTTCTAGGCGTTTCATGATCTTATCTACGCCCCTACGCCCAATGCCTAAAGCATCGGCAGCCTTGGTATTAGAGCCATTTTCAATAACAGCCTGACACACAACCGCCTGCCTTTCAGTCTCTGCAAATTCCTTCAATACGTTCGGATCAATCTTGGCCATGCCTATTTCTCCTGTTTACTCTTTAGCGCAGTGTATTCATTGTACTGCGGTAAGGATAACATTACATCCTTTTGTCCCGCCCAGTGATATACCTGCTCCATAAAGTGAAACATTTCACCCTTATGCTTTGGCAGTGGCATTACCTGATCAGAATATGCCTCCTTCCCTATCGCTATTGAATGAGTGCCAAGAAACATGCTTTTCATCATAAACTTCATGCCTTCCTCTGTAGCGTTGGGAACCTTTTTAACAAAGACCTCCGACATCTCCCTGCACCAAATGTGAAACAGAGCATTCTGCCCTAGTGATCGCGAATCATCGTAACGCTCAAACCTAATGACTAGGGCGCTTGAATAGTCCCAGCTATCTACACGCTTCAACAGAAAGGGTATTTTCTTCTCTGCGTCAACCTTGCTATCGATCTTAACGTAATCGCCCTGACTCATAACTTCACCCTTAACCATTTGTCTGACAGCTTCATGTCTGTAGTCTCAAGGTGTTCATAGAGTGCTGGCCGTTTAAAGTTGGGGCCGTCCGAGTTCTTCGCCCTTACCTCTTTGTCTGTAAACTCGCATTTACCCTTCATTCGGCTGTGCATAGTTTTGTCATTTATGCCAACAATAGCAGCCATTTCGGGAATGGTGTAAGTTGCCCCAGTCACTAAAGCCTCGTTGCTGCCGGTAAAGAGGTAGTGAGTTGGCGGCTTGCCTGCCTTTCTGCCTCTAATTTTTGATTCACGCATTTCTAAGCACCCCATCAAAATAAAACCCACGCTGATCAAGGTAAAATTGCTTCATAACCTGAGCATCTTGAGGGTCTAGCCAGCTAACATCAGTAAGCTGCATATTCATCGTCAAAGACCTTAGCATAACAGGAGTTGCGCCTATACCTGAAGGGTCTAGCTTCACTACCTGCTTACCAATAACTGCCGGACTGCTTCCACCCCTATCTTGTGAGCGTGAAAGCCAGCTATTCACGAAGCGTTTAATGCCGACCTTTGTCTTGCGCTTCTTAGGATTAGCATCAAGCCAAGACTCCATTGCTCTGATCTCTTGGAAGACATCGACTGCCGGATAAGCTTTAGCCCATGCAATCATGTCAGTGTCTTCAGGCTCCCAGCGTTCCCCAGTATTAAGAATCATTGCGTTCCCCCCATCGAGTATTCAGATACATGGCACTTTTCACCGTATCGATTAGTCACTGGAACCATTCGGCTAGTAATCTTATGGCCTTGCTTTTTTAAGTTACTGATCCGTGAAGCCAGCCTAAAGATACCCAGCTCATTCAACGCCTGGATGCTGGTAATGGTTGGGGTTGTAGCTAAGTAATCAAGTAATCGTTCTTCTTGTTTCATTGGTGAACCTCCTACAGTTCTAGTTTAATCTTTTGCTAAGTATATCCCATGCTTTTGCCGCCGTTTGTGGCACTACTCCGTTTCCCAAGAGCCTAATCCTGTCCACCCTGTCGGCACACCCATCAACCACTCTACCCAATCTGGGTTCAGGTGGCCAACTTTGGTCTTGTCCCCACTGTGGTGCTGTACTGCGACATCCAGCGTGTCGTAACTCACTTTGCCGTTGCGTACCCGACCTCCCTGATAGCCCCCCTTGTGATCCCGGGCTGACGGTGTCGGCCAAGATGTAGACTCGCTTTCTCTGATGGAGAGCGCCGACTTCACGCGCACTGAATATTCCCCACGCGCTTCGATAACCATCTTCTTCCAAGTCGCTGATGACTGTGGAGAGTCCAAGCGAGATGTGTCCTTCGACATTTTCAAAGAAGCATCGAGCAGGTCTAATTGATTGGATGTGTCGCCTAATGAACGGCCAGAGATGTCGCGGATCATCTGCACCCTTTCGCTGTCCTGCTGCTGAAAATGGTTGGCAGGGATAACCGCCAGTGATGAGGTCAACGCGGCCTCGAAACAACGCCGCTGGGAAGGTTTTAATATCCGTGTAAATAGGTGCTGGACGTAGCTGCCCTGTTTCCATCTTGTTGACCAGGTTCGCAATTGCGAAGGCTTCGATCTCCACATAAGCGATGACTCTATGTTCAACCCCGGCAAGGTCAAGTCCTCTTTCGATTCCACCATATCCAGCGCAAAACGCGATGACAGTGGGTAATTCTTTGGTAATATCCACATTGTTTCCCCCTACAGTTCTAGTTTAATCGTAATCCCAGCCTGATAGCTTTTGTTGTATTTCAAGCATTGACTGGAAATCAATATCGCAATATTTGCCCATAATTTCAACCCTGATGCCTTCGTCATCAAATGATTCGCAATCAGGATCAAACCAAATTAAGCCATCATCCCCGTCAGTATAAAAACAACCAACGCCAGATTCTGCTATGTAAGTCTTGTAATCAGGCTGAAAGCAACTGATCCAGTCTATAAAATCTGAATTAGTCATTCCTAATAA